GTCCCGCATCAGGCATTTAAACCGCCGCTCGCTTCTCAGTCGGCGTCAACTCTGGTATTTGACGAAATCAATTCGCGGTACAGGGTGGGAACCGCACGGTCCACTCAAACCGGACGAGGACAAACCAACAGATTCGTCCATGGATCAGAGGTTGCCTTCTACCCACAAGGATCAGACATAGTCGCGGGTCTCTTGCAGACCGTCGGCGGAAAGAACACTGAGGTAATTCTGGAGAGCACGGCTAACGGTGCTGGTGGCTGGTTCTACGATCAGGTTATGAAGTCTCTTCGGGGGGAGTCTGAGTGGATCACCTGTTTCATCCCATGGTTCTGGATGCCCGAGTACAGAAAAAAAGTTTCACCATACTTCGTAGCCACGCCAGAAGAGTATGAGCTGGCTCAAAAGTATGGATTGGACGATGCCCAACTTTCATTCAGACGCGCAAAGCTAGACGAGCTGGGCGGTACAGACCTGTTTCGTCAGGAGTATCCAAGCACTCCGCTCGAGGCATTCCTAACCTCTGGTCGGTGCTTTGTGGAAGAGAGCGCAATATCTCAATGTGAAACTAATTGCTACACCGCAGACTTCAAGGGAGACATTATCGACGGAACCCTAATCGAGCGTGAGCATGGCAACTATCAAGAGTGGTATCCCCCTGCTCGAGAAGAAAGCTACGTCATCGGTGTGGATGTTGCGGAGGGTCTCGCCTACGGCGACTATAGCTGTGCCCAAGTCCTTGACTCTCTTGGCAATCAGGTAGCTTGCTGGCACGGACACATCGATCCTTTCGACTACGGCGCCCTAGTTGCAATGCTAGGAAAGCGATATAACACTGCATATATAGTGGTTGAGAGAAACAATCATGGTCTGGGTACGCTCCGAAAGATACAGGATTTAGGCTATTCAAACTTGTTTGTTGAGAGTTCTGTCGATGGTGCCTACGGAGATCGCCTGACAAAGCGAGGCGGCTTCCTAACGACCAGTAAAACCAAGCCGCTGATTGTGGACAACCTTGCAGCCCTCTTAAGGCAGGGCGAAAGTGGCGTGGCAGACATCGAGTTATTAAATGAGTTGCGAACGTATATCATTGATGATAAAGGGAGTTACAATTCTCAGAATGGATGTTATGATGACAGGGTGATGGCTTATGCCATTGCCTTGCATGGACTTGCTTCTATGCCGAGACCTCGGCACCGGACGATACAAAAACGATTTAAATCGCTTGATCCTGTGACGGGTTATTAATCTATGCATGATGCTGAATTTGATGAAGCAGAAGACGAGTTAGTTGAGAAGGAATCGGACGGTACGCAAGCTCAGAGCATGCAGAGTCTAGGGTCTCGCCTCGCCGGAACTTTTCAAGAATACAAAGACGCTCGCAAAGAAACAGAAAACGAGTGGCTAAAAGACTTGCGCCAGTATCAGGGGATTTATGAGCCTGATGTCCTTGCACGCCTAAACCAAGCGTCTGGATCACGATCAAAAGTGTTTGTCGGCTTAACACGTACCAAGGTTATGGCGGCATATTCGAGAATTATCGACCTGCTGTTTCAGCACGGCGACATATTCTTCTCTGTAGACCCAACCCCAATCCCTCAGATTGATCCCTTGAAGGCGATGCAAATGCGCCAGATGGCTATGGATCAGATCATGCAGGCTAGCGGACAAGACCCGATGATGAATCAGGACTTGGTTGCTGCTCGGATGCAGGAGCTTGAGGGAGAGTTCGTAGAGCTTGAGCGGGAAGTGGCGAAGCAGGCTGCGGAATCAATGACGACTGACATCGAAGATCAGCTGATTGAGACCAACGCCGAGATGAAGCTCAAAGAAAGCATGCTAGAGGCGTGTATCTTTGGCTCGGGTGCAGTTAAATCTGGCACCGTAAGAATTGACAAGAAGCAGTCTTATTCCAAGATGCTTGACCCTCAGACGGGTGAGCAAGCCTATGCTCTTAGCGTGGTTGAGACTGTTGCTCCTGAGGTAGAGAGCGTAAGCATCTTCGACCTTTACCCTGATCCATACTGTACGACGCTAGATGATTGCGACGGGTTGTTCCGCCGTCATGTCCTGACTCGGCGACAGATGCGAGACCTCGCCGACCTGCCTCAATTTGATGGCGAGATGGTGAAGTACCTACTCAAGATTCACCGTAGCGGCAACCATACTGAAGAGGATCATGAGACCACCCGCAGAAGAATTGCTGGAATCCATGAGAACTCAGAATCAAACCGCTTCGTTGTTATGGAGTACTGGGGAACTGTAGACGGATACGAGCTTGAGGAACACGGCATAGAGCTGGACGAAGACGCTGACTTGTCAGACGACTACTCGGCTTGTGTGTGGCTGTGTGACGGCAAAGTATTAAAGGTCATGTTGAATCCTATTGCAGGATACAAGATGCCCTACCACATCTTCCCTTATGAGCGCAGCCCGCACCAGTTCTGGGGTACAGGCGTACCTCGCATGATGCGCGACTCTCAAGGAACAATGAACACCGCAACACGGATTTGGCTGGACAACATGGCGTTGTCTTCAGGTCCAATGGTTGAGGTAAACACAGACTTGCTTGCAGCAGGAGAAGACCCGACAGATATCCACCCTTGGCGAGTATTTCTCCGAGAGGGTGGAGACGGTTCCATGCCTGCTGTCAGGTGGTATCAGCCAGTAGCGAATGCTAACGGACTGAACCAGATTGTAGAGATATTTCGACGCTTTGCTGACGAGACTACGTCGCTCCCAAGCTACACGCATGGTGAGCAGACACAGGGTCTTAACAAGACAGCGACTGGTATGTCGATGCTTATGGGTGCAGCAAACATTGCACTGAAAAGCACAATCAAAAACATTGATGACTTCTTGATCGAGCCCATGATTGAGAGCCTGTTCCACTTCAATATGGAGTTTGGAACCAACGAGAAGTCAAAGGGTGACCTGCGAATTGTTGCGCGAGGCAGTACGTCTCTTGTTCAGAAAGAGATTCAAAGCCAGAGACTGCTTCAGTTCCTATCCATCGTTGGCGACAACGCAGGCGGAGTCGTTAAGCAGAACGACCTGTTGCGCGAGATCGCCACAAGCATGGATATAGACCCCAACAAAATAATGAAGACTGAGGAGCAGATGGCTCTTGAACAGCAGCAGCAACAACAGTTACTCCAAGCTCAAATGCAACAGGCAGCAAGCGCAGGCGGTCCTCCGCCTCAGGGCGATGCCGGAATGGGAGCTCCTGTCGGATTTAATTGAAGCCCGATTTGAGAGCGCTCAGTCAGCGTTAGAAAGAGCAGACGAGACAAATTTTAGGTTCGAGCAGGGCAGGCTCCTAGAGCTTCGTTTCATGCTTGAACTTGAACAAGCGGCAAAAGCCGTTCTAGACAAAGCGCGGTCCCCTAAAAGGATAACCGCAATAGACTAACGAATATCCCAATGTGGGACTCGAAGGAAGTAAAAATGTCAAAGAGAAATGACCCAGCGCGACTGGAAGCTGAAGCAAAAGAACTGTACGAACAAATGACTAAAGGTAGGACTGAGACCCCTGAGGCAGATCAACCTCAAGAGGATACCCCAGAAGAGCCCGAGGCGTTGCAAGTAGAAGCCCCCGATCCCACGGATATGGCTGAAGTTCAAGCGGATGAGGACACAGTAGAAGAGTCAGAACGCAGCGAGGACTCGGAACTGAAGTTGGCTTTAGAAAAAGCCGAGAAAGCAATGAAAGGCGCACAGGCGAGAATGACCAAAGCGACTCAAGAAGCGGCTGACTTGAAGCGGCAAAATGCCGACCTGATCAGAAGTATCACTGAGTTGAAGGGTCAACTTGTGGAATCTTCTAAAGATGACAGCAAGCTGGCACAGATAAGAGAGGATTACCCCGATCTTGCTGGACCACTGCTAGATGAACTGAAGAGAACACAGGATGAAGTTGGTAAAGCCAAAGAGGCTTTAGCCGAGCAGGAACAAAGTAAATATCAAGAGATTCAAGAGCAGGCGCAAGCCGAGCACTTTGAGCGAATACGAGCGGTACACCCTGATGTTGATCAATTAATTGATACGGCAGACTGGTTGAACTGGTTAGAAGACGCAGATTCTCAGACGAAGACTTGGATACAAGAAGGCTCGTCAAATGATGTGAACATGGTTCTTAGTAGGTTTAAGGCTGACATGGGAGTACCAGCTCCAACGCTGCAAGAGCAGGCTCTCGAGCGGGCGAAGACGGTTGCAGAACCAAAAATGCCCAAGGCTCGGAAGTCACAAATTAAAGGCGATAAGAAATACTGGACTGTCGATGAGATCATGAGGATGCCAAACAAGACGTTTGAAAAGCATCAATCGGAAATACTCAAAGCGATGGAAAGTGGATCGATACGCCGCTAATCTCTTGTGAGGTAATAAAATGTCTTTTTCACAATTTTCAACGGGTGCTACATCTGAAGTAAACTTTATCCCAGAGGTGTTTTCCAAACTCCTTCAGGCTAAGTTCTACAGCAAATCAATCCTGCCCGAAATCAGCAACACCGACTACGAGGGTGAAATCTCAGGTCAAGGCGACAAGGTAACTGTACGCACAGTTCCTGCCGTAACCATCAACGATTACGCGGGTACTATCACTACTCAAGAGCTGACTACTGCCAAGGTAGAGATGAACATCGATAAGGCTAAGTACTACAGCTTTAAGGTCGATGATGTGCTGTCTGCTCAGGCAGATATCAATATGCTAGAAGCTGCATCTACTGATGCTTCTGAAGGTATGCGTATCGCTGTTGAGACCGACGTACTGTCTAGCGCTGTAACTGGTGCGACTACTATCGGCGCTCAGACCACGATCACTTCATCCAACATCTTGGAAGAAATTCTGACTCTGTCTAAGACTCTTGATGAGCTGAACATTCCAGAAGAAGGTCGATTCATCGTTCTTTCTCCTGAGTTCATCTCTATGCTCAAGCAGTCTGAGCTGCGTCAGGCTTACCTGACTGGCGATGCTACTTCACCTCTCCGCAACGGTTTGGTTGGAATGGTTGACCGCTTCAAGGTTTTCCAGAGCAACATGGTTTACACCCCAGCTGCTGGCGGCGACGCCGGTTATACCCACGTATTGGCTGGTCACCCTAAAGCGCTGTCCTTCGCGTCACAGTTCACTAACACTGAAACTGTTCGCATGGAAAGCACTTTCGGCGATCAGGTTCGTGGTCTGAAGGTGTACGGTTCTAAGGTTATCGTTCCTAACGCATTGTGCGTTGGTAAGTGGACCTAAGATCGACTAATGATCGGGGGAGGGAAACCTCCCCCTTTTTAGCGAGTTATTAATGACTAAGAAATCGAACACAAAGAAAGACGAAATCTTTCTTAAAGCTAAGGAAGAGTACGACGTTAAGCTAGACAGAAGGTTGACCCTTGCTCAGCTAGAGGAGCAGGTTCATCGTTTAGCCGAAGACAAAGCCAACCCCAAGCCTATTGAGAAAGAGTTGGTTCCCAAGCGAGTCAGAAACGTCATTACAGGCAATGAGTTCGACTACAACCCGATTTTTAAAAACAACCCCGATTTATTAGTAATCGAATGGGAGACCGATAATGGCTGACACAAAGGTAATAGACATTTTAGATCGGGCTGGGATTATTCTTCAGGATAATACAAACGTCCGGTTTCCAAATTCAGAACTTTTAAAGTTCTTTAACGACGCGCAAAAAGAAGTTGTTCTGCA